GTTCGGCTATTACTCCGCCTAACTATGATATACCTAGCGTACAGAGTCTGGGGGCCGCGCTTGATATACAAACTGCTAAAGATTATTTGTCATCGTTATCTTCTTCTCTTGGTAGTACGTTGGGTAATTTAGGATCATTAAGTAATTTAGGATCATTAAGTAATTTAGGTTCTCAAGCTGTTAATATTGCCTCTAACGGGGTGAATACAATTACTAACATTCTTGGTAAATCTGTATAGGATAAATAAAGTATGGCAACTTTCATTGGTTTTAGCACAATCGGCAAAAATAAATCTTTTACTACAGTAGATAATGAACTTGTTAAAATAGATTTATTAAATGCTTTCAATATTAGACAAGGCGAACTTCCTGGTAGACCAAACTACGGAACTGTGTTATGGAGTTTTTTGTTTGAAAATCAAATAGCCGAAACGCAAACTTTGATAACCAACGAAGTACACCGCGTGGCTAGTGGTGATCCGAGGATTTTTATTCAAGACTTGGTTATGTACCCGCAAGACAACGGTGTGCTAATAGAACTTTCGTTACAGATAGTATCCGGCATAGATCCTTTGATGCTATCTATATTTTTTGATCAAACTTCCGGAACAGCTAGTTACGTATAATCTTAAAATACGCAGTTTATTTTAGGTATAAATACTGTAACACTGGAATAATATGGCCACAACTACAAGACAAACAGTACTTTTCGGAGTTGAAGATTGGAAAAGAATTTATCAAACTTATAGCGAGGGAGATTTTCAAAGCTACGATTTTGAAACATTACGCAAGAGTTTTATTGACTATCTACGCCAGTATTATCCGGAAACATTTAATGATTACATTGAATCATCTGAATTTATAGCATTACTTGATGTTATAGCCTTTATGGGGCAAGCATTGGCTTTCCGCACGGATTTAAATACCCGCGAAAATTATATAGATACTGCGGAACGTAGAGACAGCGTTATAAAATTAGCCAATTTAGTTTCCTATACACCGCAACGTAATACAGAATCTTCGGGATATCTCAAAGTATTTTCAGTCAGCACAACTGAAAATATTACCGATTATAATGGCATAAATTTAGCCAACGTTACAGTAAACTGGGCAGACCCCAGCAATTTTGATTGGCAAGAACAGTTTATTTCCATTATCAACGCATCTTTAATTGATACGCAAAAAGTAGGAAGTCCTGGTAATGATCAAATTATTTTAGGTGTAGATACGCAGGAATACAGCATAAATTTAGTGCCAGGTTATTTGCCAGTAGTGCCCTATACTGCTACTATAGATGGTATAAACATGCCTTTTGAAGCTGTAAATGCCACTTCACTGGGCGAAACGTATATATATGAACCAGCCCCTTTACCTAACGGCATATTTAATGTGTTGTTCCGCAATGATCAATTGGGTTTTCAAAGTGATAATACCGGTTTTTTCTTTTACTTTAAACAGGGCGTACTTCAAAATCAGGATTTCAATCTAATAGAACAGATATCTAATCGCACTGTTGATATCAATATAGAAGGCATTAATAATACAGACATATGGCTTTATCAATTAGACAACGTAGGAAAGATTAGTAAAGAATGGAGTATAGTTCCATCGGTATATGCGGCTGCGGTCGAACAGATGACGCCTACACTTCGCACAGTATTTTCTGTGACCAGCAGAACAAACGATCAGATTACATTGGTCTTTGGGGATAATGTATTTTCCGCTATTCCGGTTGGGCAATTTAGAACCTATGTACGTGCTTCTAATGGGTTGAATTATATTATTAATCCTGAACAGATGCAGTCTATACAGATTCCAATATCTTATGTTAGTCGTACTGGCGGAATAGAAACTTTAACATTTACTTGCGGACTTACTAATCCAGTAACTAATGCGGCTCCTCGCGAGACCATACAACAAATCAAAGAACGTGCTCCTGCTAGATACTACACACAAAATCGTATGGTTAACGGGGAAGATTATACTAATTTTCCTTTTACAACTTATAATTCTATTATCAAAAGTTCAGCGTTAAATCGTAGTTCTATAGGAACTAGTAGATATTTGGACTTGGTTGACCCTACCGGAAAATACTCGTCAACAAATGTGTTTGGTAGCGACGGAGCATTGTGGTATACAAATGTTTTACCAGCGTTTACATTTACTTGGCAAACAACCAATCAAATTAATAATGCCATTATAAATCAAATACAGCCACTTTTAGTTGGTGAGACTATGAAGCAGTTTTATTATGCTTATTTTTCACGCCCTAATCTTTTGGCTATTGATTATCTATGGCATGAAAGTACCACTATAGTTAATGAAACCACGGGATACTTTGTCAATTCTAGCGGACAGCCTGTGCCTGTAGGTGCTTCTCCTAGCAACAATGCTAAATTTATTACAGAAGGAGCTTTAATAAAATTTGTTCCTCCTGCCGGTTATTACTTTGACGTTAATAATGAGTTACAACCAGGTGTTCCGATTAAAAATGAAGATCATTTGGTGATATGGGCTAGTCCAACTGCTATTGTGGGAAATGGAACCAATCAAGGTTTGGGGAATTTAGCTACTGGTGTGGGACCTGTGACATTAAATGTATATGTTCCGACAAATGCTATAGCATCGCAAGTTATTCCTCGATTTGTCACTACATTTAGCACCAGTGTACAACAGCTGATATTGAACCAAATAGTAGTCAAAGCTAATTTTGGATTGGGTTATGATTCAACAGGAAGTATAACTGGAACACCTTATTCTTGGTACGTGATAACTGCTGCCAATCTAAACATAGAAGCGGCGTGGAGTCAACAATACGCTGGAAATACTTCTGGAGCCAATTTAGATGCCAGTTGGATGATACAAGCAACATATGATGGCGCACAGTACACAGTATCATCGCGCAGTCTTGAATATTATTGGGGAAGCGTTGTCGAAGTGCGTTTCTTTTTTGATACAGCACAAGCCATTTACGACAGCAGAACTGGAACTGTGATTAATGACTACATAAAAGTATTGAAAACCAACAGTCAACCGTATACCAATGCGCCACTACTAGCTGACACCACTCTTAAAATCATAGGACAACCTATATTGAGCGACGGACTAGTAGACGACTACCAGATTTTAGTTGGCTATCAAGACTACAACAATGACGGAATTCCAAATGATCCAGATTTTTTCCAGGAGCTAGTAGGAATAAGTCCTTCTGACACTACCAGCATACAACCATATGTGTATTTCCAGCTCACTACAGATTTTGACAACTTACAGAGATATTTGTTACAGCCTTCTGATACTGTGGTGGGAATATACCCAACACTAAATTCTATAGAACTTGTCAAACAACAATATGTCACTGGCCAGATATTTTACGCATACCAAGAAAATGTCTTCTATCAATTATCACTGACTCTACAGGGTGTGAGAATATTGACTGCTGTGACAGGATGGATAGCCCAAGTTGGTAGACAAAGTTTATATTTTCAATACAGACACAACAGCGCATTGACAAATCTAATCGATCCAGGTAGCACAAATATTATTGACCTTTATCTAGTTACACTAGAATATTATACAGCCTATACGGCGTGGATTCAAGATACTACAGGCACAGTTACTAAACCTTCAACTCCCACTATAGAACAATTGACAACAGACTATGCTGGACTACAAAATTATAAAATGATCAGCGACAATTTGATATTAAACAGTGTGCAATTTGTTCCTCTATTTGGTAGTAAAGCCGATCAAGCACTTAGGGCTATAATTAAGATTATCCCAGCTGCCAACACTAATGCCAGCCATAATCAATTGAGAAATTTAACACTAGCTACTATGAATGCCTATTTTGATATAGCCAATTGGAATTTTGGTCAAACTTTCTATTTTAGTGAATTAGCCGCATACATACATAGCCAAATAGGCACATATATATCGTCTGTTGTGCTGGTGCCACTTAATAGCAAACAAACTTTTGGAGATTTGTACGAAATACAATGTGCTCCTAACCAAATATTTGTAAATGGTGCTACTGTAAATGACATTGAAGTAATTTCAACTCTAACCAGTACCAACTTACAGCAATCTAATAACAACGGAGCTTATTAATGGCTAATTCAATTCGTACGGTTGATCTACTTCCAGAAATATTCCAGACTCCGATAAACAAACAGTTTCTAAGTGCAACTTTAGATCAGCTTACACAGGAACCACAATATAAACAAACTCAAGGATTTATAGGTCAAAAAGTTGGACCAGGCGTCAACCCCAATGACTATTATGTGGTAGAACCAACTAATTCTCGTAATGACTATCAATTAGAACCAGGAGTAGTATTATTAGACCCATTGACTGGCAATATAGTAGATGCGATTACATATCCTGGTATACTAGACGCCATCTCTACAGAAGGTGGTGTAACCAACCAAGCAGACAGACTATTTGAAAGCGAATACTATAGTTGGGATCCATTTGTAAATTTTGACAAACTTAATAATTATTCGCAATACTACTGGCTTCCAGAAGGTCCGTTAGCAGTCACAGTATCAGCTACCAAAATACCTACTACGCAGACATTTACTGTAACACGCACTAGTTCTGGCTATAATTTTAGTGGATACGCAGGCACTAATCCTAATATAGTATTGGCTAGAAATGGTGTTTACCAATTTGTTGTAGCACAGCCTACCCCAGAAACAGTAAATTATCGAGTGATAAACAATGGTACTAGCAGCTGGGGTATCGATCAAATACCTAATCCAACGCTAACACTTGTTCGCGGAAATACCTATACTTGGGATTTAGTACAAAGCTTGCCCTTGGCATTTTATATAAAAACACAAGCTAGTCTTGGCACTACTAATCTTTGGCTTAATGGTGTTACTAATTCAGGGGCTACCAGAGGCACAGTGACGTTTACTGTTCCGCAAGATGCTCCTGATACTCTTTACTACTGTAACGATGTAGAATTTAATCTAAGAGGACAGCTTAATATAGTTGACGCCACTGCCGGCACAGGGCCTCAATTTTGGATACAAACTCAACCAGGAATTGACGGAGTGCTTAGTTATTCTCCTAATATTTCAGATCGAAATGTACTGGGAGTTACCAACAATGGTATTGATCTAGGTACAGTTCAATTTGAGGTTCCTCCTACTACTGCCCAAGATTTTTATTACAACATGCCTAGCGCAGGAACTGTAAATCTTGTAGCTCCTTCTAATCTTACATATCAAGATTTAAATGCTACTCCTGTTGCTGACTTTTTAAATCAGTATCCGAATGGTATAGATGGTATTACCAATCTCAATGGCCGCACTTTAATTTTTACCAACAGCGATGCCAATAGCCAAACTGGAATATGGCAAATTCAATATATCAACGAAGGACCAGTACCATTTATATTTTTAAATTATTTAGGTGATGTCGCTGAGTTAAGCCAAGTATTAATAAATTTTGGTACTGAATATGTAAACACTCAATGGTATCGAAACGCCAATGGCTATTTTGAAATAATGCCCTTGCTGACTGCCGCACTGCCATTCATATATTATCAAGACAGTGTTGATCCAACATTTTTTGGTACAATAACTTTTGTCGAAGAAAATACCGCCGCTACCATCAACGTTGACGCAGAAATATTAGGCAAAAAAAATTACACTAGCCCTAACGGTGTAACATTTACGAATGGGTTAAAAGTTACATTCCAGGGATCGGTATTTCCCGCCTCTTATCAAGGTAATAGTTATTACGTTTATGGTGTGGGAGAAAGTATAACTCTAGTTGCTGTTGCTTCAATGGTAACTCCTGAGCCATACTTGGGATACATATCTATTCCCTATGATATATTGCCTTATAGTTATGGTCAATATGACGCAACCAGTAGTCAACCATTGTTGCCTGACTATCTTACCATAAGCATGGCTAGTCCAGATTTAAATCCTTGGACTCGTAGCAATCGTTGGTTTCATATTGATGTGATTAATGCCGCGGCTGTGTATAATAATACTAGTCCTATTTTTATAAATTCATATCGAGCTAATCGTCCTATTTTAGAATTTAATCCTGGGCTAAAGCTGATTAATTTTGGAACACAAGCTGTGCCAGCCGTAAGCATAATGGATTTAAATCAAACAGATGCCTTGCTCAATGTCAACGGACAAACAGGATACGGTACTGATGGATATCAAGTTCAGCAGGGAGATTACATAATTTTTGCTGTTGACAATAATGTTGACGTGAGAAGTCAAATTTATCAAGTTAATTTTATTGTACCTAATCCTACAGTATCTACAATTCCTGTTATAAATCTCACAACAATAGCAGCTGATCCTATATTGCCAAACAATACCACGGTTTGTCTAAATGGAAATACTCTTACTGGAATTAATTTTTATTATGATGGCACAACATGGTACGAAGGACAACAAAAAACCAAGATAAATCAAGCACCGTTGTTTGATGTTTACAACAGTATGGGCTACAGTTTCAGTGATATCGAGCAGTATCCTAGTACTAATTTTACGGGATGCAAGCTATTGAGTTATGCTGAAAATCCAGATAATCCGGTTGATACTGTGTTAGGTATTCCGTTATCGTTTTTCAGCATTGACAATATCGGGGACATACTGTTTGATAATAATTTATATGATGACACTTTTGTATATACTCCGTCAGGAACAGGCATCACAGTGGATGTTAGTTCTGGATTTGTAAGACAGTATTCTGATAGAACAGATTTTAAGTTAGAAATAGGTTGGCAAACTGCGGAAATTCCTAGTTTGCCTAGACAACAGTTTCAGTTTACGTATAACAATTTGCCATTACAGCTGGATGTAGTAGTAGAGACTATTTTAAATGTACCACCGTTGCAGATTTTTGTCAACAGCGTGTATCAGTTGACTTCAACTTACACTTATACTGTTGATACAACAGCTAACACTACTACCATAACCCTCAACGGGTACGGTATAAATGCTGGGGACATTGTTGAAGTTTTGGCCTATAGTCAACAAGTCAGCAAGATAGGTTTTTATCAGATACCTATAAATTTAGAAAACAATCCGTTCAATGGCAATAGCAAGCAATTTACTCTTGGCACCATACGTCAACAGTATACTACTATCTGTGAAAATCTCCTAAACTTTAGTGGAGCAATAAATGGACCAAACAATTCTCGAGATTTGGGCAATATCGTTCCCTATGGACAGCAGATATTACAGCAGTCTTCTCCATTGACACTGGCAGGTTATTTTTTACGCTCTAACAAATATAATGTTTTTTCCG